CGATCTGGCACGACCAGCCGGGGCTGACGGTGCTGATGTTCGGGTTGAGCGCGGAGCGAGCGCCGTTGACGTTCCAAGTGACGGTGAGACCAGCGGCGAGGGTTCCGGCGCAGGTGACACCGCCGTCCGCGATGATCGTGGAGAGAAGGTTGAGCGCGGTCTGGACGGTGGCGGCGAGCGCGTCCACGGAGATGGCGGAGGTGGTCTGCCCGCCGTACTCGACGGTGAACTTGCTGTTGGCGCGCGTGACGAGGCCGACGATCTGCATGGTCTCGGGCTGGGGCGCGATGAGCTTCTGGGTGCGGACAAGCTCGAACACAGGCACCGGGCTGGTGGGCGTCGGAGGCGCGACGCTGCAGTTGAGCGTCGTGTCGCAGGTGAAGGCGTTCGGTTCGTTGGCGTTGGCGAACCCGGCCTGGGTGCCTGCTTGGTAGTCGGCGACGGCGTCGGACTGCAGCTCCCAGCCGAACGTCGAGCCGCCCGAGCAGTTGTTGTAGCTGTGCGACTGGTTGGTGAGCGTGCCGTTCTGCGCGTTGGTCGTCGTCCACGTCATCTGGCTCAGGGCGCTGACCCAGTACTGGTCTTCGGTGAACACGGGGCAATCGTCGTCGTGGAACTTGTAGGCGCCGGACACGAGTCGGAACTCGAAGGCACCGTGGGCGAGACCGGTCCAGGTCGCGTTGCTGACCGGGCCGGGCAACGGGAACGAGCCGTAGGAGGTGTCGTCGCCCACGAACAGGGCGCACGGCGCGGTCGCAGCATTGACGGTGAGGCTGAACAGCTTCGTGCAGGCGCTGTTGGTGCCGGTGGCGCGAACGACGAAGCCGTAGCTGGCGGAGGTGGTCGGCGTGCCGGAGATAACGCCCGCGCTGGACAGCGACAAGCCAGCGGGCAGTGCGCCCGAGACGAGCGACCACGTCACCGGAGCGGTTGCGCCGGTCTGCGCGAGCGTCTCGGAGTAGGCGTCGCCGACGGTGCCAGCAGGCAGGGTCGCGGCGGTGCTGATGGCGCAACGCGGGATGCGACGTGCGTGCTGCGAATTATACAAGTCTGCTTTGCATTGCGCGAGCTTCTGCGCCGCTTCGTTCACTAAGCTCTGCGCAGCCGCATAAAACTCCGACTGCGTAAACCCATCGGCCAAGAACCTAACCGCCGTGGACCCATCACAGCACTGCAACCTCAACGGGTTTTGTCCGATGGATGGCGTGAATGGTATCTCACCGCGCCTCACAATTATGAGCGTGGGGTAAAATCCAGCATCGCACGAAAACCCCGGAGGGCAGTTGAGGATAAAGCCGGTCTGCGCGTTCAGCGCCGTAATCCCTTGGCCATAGAAGGGCGGCGAGGGTACGGCGCAGCAATCTGGGCCTGTGAGGCATTCTACTTGTGACGGAGTGCCCATGCTTTGCCTTGTGCCCGTGCTTTGTAGTAGTACGCGAGGTTGCGAGCGCGGTCGCAAGCACGGCAGGCCCTGCGTTTGCGGTCCCATTCTTCCGCCGCCGCCCCGAACTCGACCAACGCCTTCACAGTCCCGCACACTTCGCACCGCTTCAATTCCAGTGAGCCTGTATCGTCCAGCCTGCGTTTGCGTGCGTGTAACAAGGCGTGGTAAGCCGTGTCCTCACAAATGACGAGGTTGCGTGGGTCGTTGTTCGTCTTGTCCTCGTCCCAGTGATGAATCACCGCCCTTGGTGGTAGCGCGTGGCCCAAGGCTCGTTCTGCTATCACGCGATGCTCACTGCGAACTTCGTTTGGGCCTGTCCAAGCCTTCACATACGTACCGGGTTTGACGCTTCGTCCGCCTTTCCACCATCGGCTTTCTGCGCCCGCTTTGCCGATGGTTGCCTTCCCGAGGCAACCGCGCGAGCAGTACTTTGGGTTCTTCCAATCGGCCATAAACAGCTTGCCGCATCGGGCGCAGGTGTATTGTTTGGGGGTGCGTGCCATAGGTTACGCAGAGTCTTCCAGCAACACGCACGCAGGTCGAGCAAATTTGGGTTCGGGCACGAGACTGGCGCGAAACGATGCGCCAAAGAATCGCGCGTGCCCGATGAACACGAACCGGAACTGGATGCGCTTGCCGTCCGTGAGCATTCGGTCGTTGATGAACTCGCATCCACCCTCTGGTTTTCCTAAGCCGATGGGGTCGCGGTTTTGCGGCGGCGCGTTTATGAGTCGGGCGCAGCCGGTGAGCGGGTCGCCTTCGCAAGACGGGAGCGCGGCGCACGCTGCACCACGGCTCCACAAAGTCCAGCAAGGATACTCGTCCGCACGCCAATAAACAGACCAGTCGATGCGCCCGCGCAGGTCGTATAAGTACATTTCGCCGTCTTCGAGTCGGCACAGGAATTTGGAGCGGGCATCGCCAACTCCAAAGTCGAGCGCGGCGGTTTCGAGCGACCAGACGACGGGCGCGTTGCTGTCGTCGATGAGGTCGGTCTGCGCGGACGGCAGCAGTTCCCAGAGCTGGATTTCCTCGGCTTGGTAGAGAACGAAGGCAAAGCAGCGCTCGACGCCGTCGAAGGTGCCCTTGACCCACTGGAGGACTTCGATGCCGGTCTGGACGCCGTCATAGACGCTAGGCGCTTTGCCGCGCAGCGAGCTGATGAGGTCGAAGTTGAGGGCGACCCAACCGCGATGAAGGACACCGTGCTGGGTGAACACGGGCGAGGCGGACATGAGCAGCCGATTGTCGAACACGACGGCGGTGGAGTAGGCGAGCAGGGCGGGATCGTCCTTGTCGAGGACGGCGGAGACTTCACGCGACATGGGCACATTGCCCCAGGTATTGAACTCGCGTCGGCCGAGGATGAGGGAGCGGATGCCGTCGCGGCTGCGGTAGATGAGGTCGCCGTTGGCGAGGACGGTGCTTTCTTGGCCGAGGCCGCCGGACTCGACCTGCGACACCGTCAGGATGGGGTTGGTGACGGTGGCCCAGTCGGCGGTGAGCGTCGGCGCGTTGCAGGAGAACACGACGGACGGCGTAAGAATCTGCACCGGGCCTTGGCCGAGCGACGAGTCGAGCGTGGGCACGCCGCGAATCGCGGTGATGTCGCCGACCGAGCCGGGCACGTAGAATACCTTGTTCGTGGCGAGGTAGGTGTTCTCGGTGACGTGCAGGACGGCGTCGCGGAACTGTAGGGCAGCAGTGCCGCTGGCGCCGCCCACGGCGTCACCTGCGAGGAAGGTGCGCCCGTCGGGACCGGCCTGCCACACTCTGCCCATCCAGTACGTTGACATACGCGCGATGGGAAGTTCTGGATTGGCTCCCACGAGAACGGAGCGCCGGGTAGAGGCACCATCGAAAAACAGCGGAACCGATTGCCCATCGTTCACAATGAGCCATTTCTCCGCTTGGCTCATCCAAACTTTCGTGCGCGATGCAGGATTAACATCCCAGAATTGTAGCACTGCGCCTGCTGCCACAAGCGGGCCGGGATCGTCAATGTTTTCGACGGTGAGCACGGTAGTTGAGTCAACGCTGACGATGCGGTAATTCCGCGTACCAATCTTGATCTCGTAGCCGTCGCCCAAATTTACGGTGCTCAGCACGGTAATCGTCACGTTCGCGCCAAGCGCAGGCACAGCGAAACCGACTTGGACAATCGTGTTGTGGGCGGCTGTGACTTCGCGCACCGACGCACTCGTAGCGGACGGAGTAAACTGGAACAACCGCCCACCGATTGAAGCAACGAGCGACCCTACGCCCGCATCGGACCTGTAGTAGCTCGCTCCTTGAAACCGTCCGTCTTGCTGGCGACTCTGCAAAACTCCATCGCCGCCCCAGTCCAATGTGATGCGTCGAACGACTGGACGCGGCTCTGCGTACCCGCCTCGCACGCTTGCGTTCGTTAGGTAAGCGGCTTGCGTGCGCGGAAGCTGGCTCGGGAGCACCCCAGCGTTCATCCCGTCCGTTAGAGGGCCAACGGCGTCGAAAACCCATGTGGGCTTATCGGCCATGACGATGGTTCATGCGTTGATCCGCAGGCTCCGTAAAAGCCCGCTCTGGTTCCCATCCGATTGCGAGGCGATGCCGAACGGTGCTGTAAGCCACTCCAAAACGCTGCACCAAGTCCATTAAGCATCCGCGCACACCGCGAATCTCGAACACGCGGTTGTTGCAGCGATTTCTCTGCTGCTCTGCGCGAGTAGCCCATCGACAGTTTCCGGGTTCGTAGTTGCCATCGTTGTTCGGCCATCGGTCGAGCGTCAAACCCGCTGGGCAATCGCCCATGTCCTCGTGGAATGCAGCAAACGATGCACGCCACCGAGCGCACACGCGAATACCGCGTCCTCCGTACTGGTGGAACTGTTTCGTCTTGGGGTTCTCGCACCGCTGAATCATGGCCCACCAAACGCGATACAATCGCGTGCCCCATTGTCCGTGGATGATGTAGCTCATGCGCGATTACGGATGCAAGTACGTGGCGACGATGTCCGCCTCGACAATTTGCACTGAGCCCGCGCCGGGGTCGGTGTCGATGGCGACTTGCATCTGGAGCACGTCGTCCACGTTGGCCGTCGCGTAGGTGACGGGCGGGAATACCACGTCCAGCGCGGTGTAGGTCAAAGCGGCTACGGAGAGCGGCGTCTTGAATGCGGTCGCAGAGTTTGTCACGTCGCCTGCCGTATTATTGGTCCTGCGGTTCTTGAAGCTGACCGTTCGCACAGCGGCAAACGTAGCACCCACAAAATCCACGCGGGCGCGCGCCTGCAAGAGCCACGTCCCGGCGGTCGTCAGCGTCACTTCCTGCGTGCCGCTGGTGCCGAACACGACGGCGGCGAAGGATGCGCCGGTAATGGTGTGCGCCGTGCCGGAGCCGTACTTCGTCACCGGGTCGGTCGTGGGCAGCGCAGTTGCCGCTGGCTGCCACCCAGAGGGCGTGACGATTGTGCCCGCCGTGATTGTGTTGCCCGCGTTGACGTTCGCCTCCCACGCCGGGTAGGTCACTTGGATGTGCGTGCTATCGACAATGGCGTCCACGAGGAAGAACAGGCCGTCGGGCATGAACAGGGGTTCGCCCACGGCCATCCAGCTCGTGTCAGCGACCTCGACCGTGACGGGGGTCGCGCCGTCCGCAGGCGGGATGATGAAGTCGTCCAAGGTCAGCGTAAAGGCGCTGACGCCGTTTGTGCCGGCGTCGCCATCGTCGCCATCCGCGCCGGGCAGACCAGGGATATTGACCGTCTCGGGTGTGGGACAAACCTGACAGCAATCCTGCAAGCCGATGCTCATAATGTGCCTTTCTGCCCGTGTTGGGCGTTGCCTACCTTGTCGCTTGCTGCGTGTGCTAAGTCAACGGTGTTTAGCAACGGTGCAAAAAGCACGCTCCTCTGACCAACCACGTTTGAGCCGCTGATTCACCGTCGAAAGCTCGTTGCCGAACAGCGTCGCCAAGTCCTTCATGCAACCGTGGACGCCCCGTATCGTGAACCAACGGTTGGAGCGTTTGTTGCGCGCGGACATGGCCCTCGTCGCCCAACGGCAGTTACCCGACTCGTAATTGCCGTCGTTGTTGATGCGATCCAGCTCGTGGAAGGGCGGGCACTCGCCCATGTCCTCAAGGAAGTGGAAGAACGACTCCAGCCATCGCTCGCAAATCGTGATGCCGCGCCCGCCATAATCGCGGTACTGCTTATAGTCCGAGTTGAGGCATCGCTGTTTCATGTGCAGCCATGCGCTGTACGTCTTTGTGTTTGAGTAACCGCGTGAGTGCCCGTGCCGAATGCGCAGACAATTGCACGACCGCAAATGGCCGTTCAGCAAGTTGTAGTTGCAAACCAGACGCGGCTTGGGATTGCCGCATGTGCATAGGCACCAGCTCCGCGCCTGATTCCTAACGGTGGGTGGCCCATCAGCGAACACGAACCATCTTGTAAAAGTCCGTCCGACCAGTGATTGTCTCTGTGGCATGGCATTGTCCTTTAAGCGATTTCAATGTTGTGCAAGCAGCGGGCGCATGGCGACAACCGTGCGCTCGCCGCGATTCTAACAAACCCCGCCGTGGACACAATATCGAAATACGACCTGCTCTGGAAACGAGGCACCGACGCGCTCGACATTGAGTTCTACTGCGCGAGGCAGGGCGGGCGCTGGAAAATGCCCACGGGCGAGATGCGCGGCGAAGGCTTGTTCTACCACTATCGCGAGATTCAGCGGTTGCTTTGGCCCGAGGACGATCATCATCGCTGGTCGGACCTGACGCTGCGCACGATTCTGGAGAACGACGTGACGGTGCTGATGGGCTGCTCGGACTCGAACAAGACCTACAGCATGGTGCGGTATGGGCTGACCGACTTCTTCTGCTACCCGAACAACACGCTGTTCATCGTGAGTTCGACGGACGTGCGCGGGCTGGAGCTGCGCATTTGGGGCAAGATGAAGGAGCTGTTCAACCGTGCCAAGGACCGCTACCCGGACTTGCCAGGGCACGTCCTCGAAGGGATGCGGTCGATAACGCCTGAGTCCATCGACGAGAAGAACGAGCGCGGTCGGTTGCTGACCAAGGGGCTGATTTGCGTGCCGTGCGTGTCGAACAATCACTACGTCGGACTCGGCAAGATGATAGGCGTGAAACAGGAGCGGCTGCGGCACCTGGGCGACGAAGTGCAGCACATGAAGTCGAGCTTCTTGGACGCCTACTCGAACTGGTACGGCAAGGAGAACTTCAAGGGCGTGATGAGCGGCAACCCGCTGGACGAGTACGACCCGTTGGGACGTGCTGCGGAGCCGCCTGAAGGCTGGAAATCGAAGCCGATACCATCGAATACCGAGACGTGGCGCAGCACGTTCTTCAACGCGGCGGTGGTGTGCCTGTACGGGATGGATTCGCCGAACTTCGACTACCCGAAGGACGAGCCGACTCGGTTCCCGTACATGATCGGGCCGAAGAAGATTGAGGCGGTGGCAAAGACGCATGGGCGCGACTCGCTCCACTTCTCATCGCAGTGCGAAGGCGTGATGCGACCGGGCATGGTGTCGAGCCGCGTCATCACACGGGAACTATGTAAGATTCACGGGGCGCACGACCCGGTCATTTGGAAGGGCACGAACCGGACGAAGCTGTATGCGTGCGACCCGGCGTATGGCGGGCATGACAGGTGCGTCGGGATGCCGCTGGAGTTCGGGCTGAACGCTGACGAAAAGCAGGTCGTGAAGGTGGGCAAGTACGAGCTGATTCCGGTCAAAGCGAAAGCGCAGCAAACGCCCGAGGACCAAATCGCCTACTACATCAAGGACCGCACTGTGGAGCTTGGCATTCCGACGGCGAACATCTTCTACGACAGCTTCGGCAAGGGCACGATGGGCGCAGCGTTTGCGCGGGTGTTTGGATACGAGGTGCCGGTGCCCATTGACTCGGGGGCGAAGACGACGGAGCGACCAGTGCGCTACGACCTTTACGTCACCGATCACCACAACGTCCGCCGGTTAAAGAAATGCAACGAGCACTACAGCAAGTTCGTGACGGAGATGTGGTTTTCGGTGCGCGAGTGCATCGAGAGCGACCAGCTTTTCGAGCTGCTTGAGGACGTGATGATGGAAGGGTGCATGAGGGAGTATTACACGGTCGCGGGCAACAAGCTGGAAGTCGAGCCGAAGGACGACATGCGCGAGCGGACGGAGCGCAGCCCCGACTTGTTCGACTGCTTGGCCATCGGCATTGAGGGTGCGCGGCAGCGCGGTTTCAAGATCGAGCGCATCGGCGAAGCGAGCGCTGAAGCTGCGGGCAAATCGTGGCTGGCCGAACTCAACGAGCGGCACCGCAAGCTCATCGCGTCGATGCGCCTGAAAACCGCTGCTTGACCATGCGCGGCAACGGTGCGACAAGGCGTCGTGCCTTTACGCTCACTAACGACGGTGCCGCCAGGCGGTTGGCGGTTGCAGCAGACGCTCGCGGACGGCTCGACCAAGAAGTGGGCATCTATGGGCCTGCTGTGGGAGTTGGCGACGCAGATTGCGGACTTCCGAGCGGGCAACGGACTGCCGAACGCAACGGCGAAAGAGGTCGTCCACGAGATTGAGGAGCAGACTTGTGCGCGGCTGCACGACGACCCGGCGCATTGCTCTCAAAAAAAAACGACCGGAGCACGGCCAGCGCACGTCCCCCGGTCAAAAAGTGCAAATCTTGCGGGCGGCGTTAGAACGCTGGTCGAATGGCTGGGCACAGGGGCGGAAACTGTGGACATTTCCATCGCACAGGCTCGCGCGAACGTCTGCCTGGGGTGCCCGGAGAACCGCGAGGGCCATCGCTGGCTGAAACTGAGCGCGGACGCCGTGCGAGCTATCGCCGAACAAATGCAGGCCAAGGACGCGATGAAGCTGCGTGTGATTGACGAGGAGAAGCTGCACGCGTGCGCCCGGTGCCTATGCCCTTTACCCTTGAAAGTTTGGGTGCCGATAAGCACAATCAGCCATGGCACCGACGACGAGACGCTGAACTCCTTCCCGCCGTTCTGCTGGGTGAAAAACGAGATTTATGCCGCCCGCAACCGCAGCCAAGAAACAGTATAACCGCGAGTATCGGCTCAAGCATCGCGACGAGCTAAACGCAAAAGAAAAGGTGCGTCGGCTGTCTGATGGCTACGCGCAGAGAAAGTCAGAGTACGACAAAACGTATCATCAAGCGCACAGAGCCGAACGCCTCATGCGGTACAAAGCAAGGTATGCGGCAAAACTAGAACAGGAACGGCGGGCTTCCAGAAAACGCTATGCTGACAACCCAGAAAAAGCGAGAGCCTGTGCCCGCGCAAGTCGGCTTAAGCATCTTGCAAAACGATTGGCTTACAATCGCAATTACCATCGCATCCACGGCAAGGAAATTGCGTTAAAGCGCAAATGGCAGGCCCGCCTCAAATCCGCAAAACGGCGCGCGCTTAAGCGAGCGGCCTCCGTCAACCTAAAAGGCATTAAAGCCTTTGTTGACGGCGTCA